GGGCACCAGATCTCGTACCGCACCGGCCTCCCCTCGATGCAGTGGCGCTCGATCAACCGTGGCGTCTCGCTGACGAAGACCTCCAGCGAGACGTTCATCGAGTCCACGGGCATGATCGAGGACCGGGCCGAGGTGGACGTGGACATGCCGGGCAACATGGCGGCCAACCGGCTGACCGAGGAGACCGGCAAGATCGAGATGATGTCGCAGGGCTTCGCGACGGCGGTGTTCTACGAGTCCACGTACTCCAACGCGGACCGGATCCACGGGCTCTCGCCGCGCTACGGCGGCGCGTCGGGCTACGTGGCGTCGAGCTACATGTTCACCTCCGCGACCCACGCGGGCGTGACCAACCGCTCGATCTGGCTCATCAACTGGGAGCCGGGCAAGGTGTACGGGATCTACCCGAAGGGCTCGTCCGCGGGCCTCAAGCGGCAGGATCTCGGCGAGATCGACGCGACGGACCCGGTGGACACCACCAAGAAGTTCCGCGCGTACGGGACGAAGCTCCAGTGGAAGTGCGGGATCGCCGTCGAGGACTACCGCACCTCCGTCCGCTACCAGTGGGATCCCGACTCGGCCGAGTGCGCCGACACGGCGAAGGGGATCTACCTGGCGATGCAGAAGATGCTCGGCACGGTCTTCAACCTCGCCAGCAACGCGCGGTTCTACATGGATCGCACGTCGTTCAACCTCCTCGTGGCGCAGTTGGCCAACAACACCACGGACTTCGTCAAGTACGTGCAGATGAACACGGGCGGGGTCCTCGTGCCGCACTTCCTGGGCATCCCGATCCGCATCACGGACGCCCTCGTCGCCGAGACCGGCGTCTAACCCAGCGGGACAAGAAAGGAACGATCATGATCTGCGAAGGACTGATGCTGCTCGACCCCACCCCGAAGGACCTGACGGCGGGAGTCACCCCGCTGATCTCGACCAACGTCTACGACGCGGGCTCGGCCAAGAAGGTGTTCGGCGGCCACAGCCTGCGCCCGCCCGTCCTCTGCATCACGTACAAGATCACGGCCGGGACGGGGACGCTCTCCTTCCGCTACCAGTTCATCGGGGCGGAGGCGGCGGACCTCACCACCGGGGCCGAGGAGGTGATCGCCGACACCGGGATCCAGCTTCTCGACACGGACGGGACCGCGCTCGCCATCGGCGACGTGATCTCGTACGCGATCCCGCTCGTCGGGCAGCGGAGCGCCAAGCGGTACTACGGCGGCTTCTCGACCCAGGGCACGGCGGATCAGGACGGTGAGCTCACCGTCGTGATCACCGAGGGCCCGCAGACGAACATGCCGTACTTCCGCGCGGCGATCCCGGCGTAGTACCGCAGTGAACCCAAGGCTGCGCACTCCGAAGCTGGGGTGCGCAGCCCCTTCCACAAGGAGCACCCCACCATGGCTCAGAAGTTCTGGACGATCGCGCCTCGCTACGTCAACGGGAAGTACGTCACCGCCAGCCCGGAGGCCCCGGCGCTCGTGGAGTTCCCCGACCACCTCAAGATCAAGATGAACCCCGACGGGAAGACGCCGCAGGACGGCACGCTGATCCCGTACGAGGAGAAGAAGACCCCGCCCGTCGAGGAGCGGGCCAAGCCGTTCGCTGAGATCCGGCGCGGGCCGAAGGACAAGACCAACGAGCGCGAGCGGAGCGAGGGGAGACCCTCTGACTCCGATCCCGCCAAGTAACGACTAGAGGGAGGCGGCGATGGCAACCAGCAACGCGAACATCTGCAATCAGGCTCTGATCCGACTTGGCATCCGGGGCGCGCTGATCGACGACCTCGTGTCCGACCAGCACGAGGAGGCCGAGGTCTTCAACGCGATCTTCGAGAACGTCCGCGATGCCTGCCTCGCCGCCTTCCCCTGGCCGTTCGCCACCCTGCGGAAGACTCTGAACCAGATCGCGGCGGCTCAGGAGCCCGCTCGCGACGGGTGGGCGTACGTGTACGCCGTGCCCAACGACTGCCTCCAGGAGCGCAAGATCTGGCAGACCGGCTATGACCCTCGCGGCAGGAGGGCGGACCAGGAAGACACGTTCGTGATCGAGAAGTCCTCCATCGACGACTCGCGGGTGCTGCTCTGCGATCTTCCTGCCGTGACGCTGCTCTACACCGCGCGGTTCACCGACTCCTCTCGCTTCCACCCGCTGTTCGTGGACGCCCTGGCGTGGCTGCTCGCCGCCGAGGCCGCCCCCGCGCTGACAGGTAAGGAGGCCAAGGAGGATCAGTGCCGGAAGCGGTTCTGGCAGAAGATCCAGGAGGCCCAGGTCGCCGCGCTCAACGGCCAGCGTGAAGATCAGCCTCCCACCACCGAGTCGATCGCAGCGAGGTCGTGATGCTCGACATCCGCCAGAGTACCTTCGCAGGTGGCGAGGTCACTCCCGTTCTCAACGGGCGGGTGGATCTCGCCAAGTACGTCAACTCTCTCAGGCGCAGCCGGAACGGATTCGCCACCAGGCACGGCGCGTGGATGAACCGATCCGGTACGAAGTACATCGCGGAGGTGAAGGACAGCACCAAGAAGGTGCGTCTCGTCACCTTCAACTTCGCCGCTGGCCAGAACTTCATCTTGGAGTTCGGCGATCTGTACATTCGCTTCTACAAGGATGGTGGCCAGGTGCTGGACGCTGACCTTCCGTACGAGATCGCCACCCCGTACGTCGAGGCAGATCTGCCGAAGCTGAAGTTCGCCCAGGTGGGTGACATCATCACGATCACGCATTCGTCTTACGCCCCGCGCGAGCTTCGTCGGTATGGCAACACGAACTGGCAGCTTGCCACGATCACCTTCACCTCTCCGCCCCACGCCGTTCCGGCGGCGTACTCGACCTTCTACTCGGAGCCGAACAGGTACAACTACCCGATCTACCGCTCGTTCACGAACGGCGGGCTGCCCACGATCGCGTACATCGAGTACGACTGGAACGTGGGGATCACGCTCCAGAAGAAGGACATCCGCTACCAACTCACGATGATGCTTCGCAACAACTCCACGTTCCAAGTGGTGGAGACGCTGCCGCTGCACTTCGGGGACTACAAGGGTTCGATCGGAGCTTCCAGCGGGGTACAGCTTCGGGACCCCACCGAAGACCTGTGGGCGGTGGGCGTCGCGTACGTGGCGGGCGATATGGTGCGCGGATCGAGTTATAACGATCTGTGGGTGTGCCTCAAGAACCATACGGCCAGCCTGACGGACTCCCCGTGGCTCACCAACACGTGGGGCGACTTCTGGTGGCCTGCCTGTCCGGGGTTCGGCAACCCCACGCAGGAGTACATCGGCGCGTCCTTCTCGCTGCCCGAGCACAAGCCGAAGTTCGGCTGGCCGGGGATCAACGCCCCTGCGGGCTACACGCTGCTGGGCTTCCGTCTGTACCGAGGCATGGAGAACGTGTTCGGTCTGATCGCCGATGTGGACTCCACCGTCAGGGAGTTCGTGGACGACGGATCCCACGAGACCGACTACACGATCTCACCGCCCACCGCTGAGAACCCGTTCGCGACCGACTTCCCCGGGGTGGTGAGCTTTTTCGAGCAGCGCAGGGTGATGGCCAATACTCCGCTGCGCCCCGCCGATGTGATCGCGTCCAAGGTGGGGGACTACAACAACTTCGGCTGGAAGCCGATCGTGGTGGACGACGACGCGATCACTGGCATCACCCTGGCATCTCAAAGCTACGAGGAGATCCGCTGGATGCTGCCGCTCAGGGCGCTTCTGCTCGGCACGAGCGAGGGGGCGTGGGTGCTGGGCGGAGCGGGCGGCGTCAATGATGCGATCACCGCCATGAGCGTGAAGGCGCGCAAGCAGGTGGCCCGTCCGATGGCGTGGTTGGATCCGATCGGCATCGACAGTGCGGCGCTGGCCGTGCAGGAGTACGGCGGGTTCGTGCGAGAGATCTTGTACGACTTCTCGACCGACAGCTACCACAACAACGATCTCTCCGTGATGGCTGAGCATCTGTTCGAGGGGCTCACGATCACGAGTTGGGCCTACGCTCAGCACCCGTTCGGCATCCTCTGGGCTGTTCGCAGCGATGGGAAGATGCTGGGCCTCACCTACTCGCGCGAGCACGAGGTGGCGGCGTGGCACTGGCACGACACTGACGGCGAGTTCGAGAGCGTGGCGTCGATCGCGGAAGGCTCGGAGAACGCCGTGTACGTGGCGGTCAAGCGTACGATCAATGGCGCGACCAAGCGATACGTCGAGAAGTTCGTCTCGCGCATCCTGCCGAAGACGAATGGATCGCCCGACGTGCGGAAGGGTGTGTTCCTCGACTCGTCCCTGACGTACGACGGGGTGCCGGTCACGCTGTTCTCCGGGCTGGATCACCTGGAGGGCAAGGAG